AAGTGTTTCGCGGGGGCGCGGTAAATGTTATTGATTATTACGAGAGTTCTGGCGTTGGTCTCGACCATTATGCAGATATACTCTCAAAGAAAGACTATACGTATGGCGACCACCTCGCTCCTCACGACATTGAGGTCCGTGAGTTGGGCTCGGGTAAAAGCCGCTGGGAAACGGCTTATACGCTGGGAATCAAATTCAGGGTCATCCCGAAAATGAAGGTGGCAGATGGCATTAACGCTGCGCGTATGTTAATACCTAAATGTTACTTTGACCGCGACAACTGCGGCGAAGGTCTTGAGATGCTAAGACAATACCGGCAGGAATGGGATGAGAAGCGTAAATCCTTTAGGGACCATCCAAGACATGACTATACGAGCCATGCAGCGGATGCTTTCCGTTATCTTGCTGTTGGTCTTGAAAACCGAGCAGTCATGTCTCGTCCTCCGCAGCAGATTGCGCAGATGGAATACAACCCTTTCACGCTATAGAGGCAACTGATGACTGAAAAGGTAAGTACAAGCGCTGGCCCTTCCGGTAGACAGCCTGCTTTCCCCACCCCTACGGGGGTAGCTTTGAGCGCCATTGGAAGGTTTTCGAGGGAGCGCCAAGCCAAGATTCTAAAGGATGACCCGACGGCAGAAGTGGTACGCGATGCCAGTGGCAAGCAAGTTGGCGTTGTACACAAGGGCTTATTCGGCGGAAGGGTTTATAGCGGTCGGCCTGAGTTTGACCCGATTAGTGGTGGCCAAACCCAACGTGATGAACAAGCTACGATTATTAGCGCCCCAGAAACCACTCCAGAGCCAGAAGTCACCCCAGAGGTTACGCCGGAGATTGTTCCTGATGACCTCATGGGTAGCACAGAGCGCGGTCGCCGTCGCAGCAAGCGTCTTGGTGGTGCTGGCACTCTGCTTGAAGGCGGAGGCGCACTCTATGAATGAGGCCATGCCAACAGTGTTGCCTGAAACATCGCCGCGCAGAGGGATTTTGCGTCTTCTGTCAGACCGCGAAAGTGCAGGCGGCACAGACAGAACAACAATGAGCAAGGACGACGGGAAGCGCACACGCGGAACATACCACATCACACTAGAAGCAGCGCAAGAGCATGCCCAAGAGTTTCCCTTTCTTAATAGATACAAAGGCTTAAGTGACCAAAACAGAGATAGCTTTGCGCAGTACATGATTGAAAACCCAGAAACAGAAACAAAACTGGCAAGGGCCGTTTTGGATAAAAAATATGCAGAGCTTGAGGCGGCGGGTGTTAGCCTTTCTCAACTTAGAGAATTTGAAAGGGATGCTCTGGGCTTATTGTTTTTTAATGCTGGCACTGGCAAGTTTACAAGATTAAAAAGAAATTTATCTGCGCTAACAAAGTATAGGGCAAAATTTGGAGAAACCCCTACACCAGAGCAAGCAGATATCTTGGAAAGGTTACGAATTGCTAGTGCCGGAGAAATGGATGCAATTAACGCACAAGTGATTGTGGAGCAGGAAGACGGAACCAAGATTTCTGAAAGAAAACCCGTCCGGGGGTTGGCAATAAGACAGCTATCAACACAAGACTACTTTTTAACAGGGGAAGACACGTTTAAGTCATACTATCCGGGCGGAACCCGCGCTGAAAGCGTAAGAACCACAAACAAAGCCAAGCAGCTTATTGACGCTTCTAACCAGCGCGGCCAAGCAGCTTTTGAAGGCGCTTTGCCATATATAAAAATGGATGCGGCCCGAGAAGATTCCCAAGGGATTCTTTCTGTGACTGTAAACGAAAAAGACGAATTGTCAGACGATGCTCAGTACAGGCTGGTAAACACTGAACTTGACGGCATCCCAGAGCTATCGCCACCACCAGACGCCATGCTTTTTGCTGGCCCGCAAACTGAAACACCGCAACCGTAGCCAAGAGGGTATTATGAGCTTTTTAACCCCGTCTGCACCACCACCGCCACCTCCTCCTCCGCCTCCTCCTCCGGAGCCTGACCTTGGCCGCGCCCGTGTTTTGGCAGAAGAAGCCGAAACCCAAGCCCGTGCAAGACGCAAGGGAAGGGGTGCTACGATTGTTGCTGGCGCTTTGGGTGATACGACAGAGACTAAAACTGGCACACCGACATTGATGGGTTAGCTATGAACAAAGCATCCGAACACGTTAAACGCTTCGATTACCTCAAGAGCCGCAGAGATAACTGGGACACGCATTACCAGGAACTTGCGGACTATATGCTGCCCCGAAAGGCAGACATTGTGAAGAAGCGGTCTCGCGGTGAAAAGCGCATGGAGCTTATCTATGATGGCACTGCGCTTCAATCCATCGACCTAATGGCAGCTTTCCTGCACGGGATGCTGACCAGCGGGGCATCGCCTTGGTTCCACTTGGATGTCAAGGACGAAATGATTAACCGCGATGACGATGTTCGTGAATGGCTGCAAGACACCAGCATGCGTATGATGCAGGCCTTCCAGCGGTCAAACTTTGAGACTGAGGTGCATGAAGCGTATGTGGACTTGGTTGTGTTTGGCACAGCCTGCATGTTCTGCGAGATGGACCGCAAGAACTTACGGTTTAGCACCCGCCACATTTCTGAATATTATGTTCAGGAAGACCAGTATGGCATGGTCAACACGGTCTACCGGCTTTACAAGATGACAGCCACACAGGCTGTAGAGCGCTTTGGTCTTGAGCGTGTCGGTGACTTTATCCGCAAGAAGCACGAGAAGAACGGCGACGAAGAGATAGAAATCCTTCACGCAGTAATGCCACGCACCGACCGCGATGTAACCGCGCCGGACAATATGAACATGCCGTTCATGTCGGTGTATGTTTGCAAGGCTACCGGGATGGAGATTTCACAAGGTGGCTTTGAAGAACTGCCCTATGTTGTGCCTCGCTTCCTGAAAGCTACCGGCGAAGTGATGGGCCGCAGCCCTGCAATGACAGCGCTGCCTGACGTTAAGATGTTGAATCTTATGTCAAAAACCATCATCCAAGCGGCTCAGAAGCAGATTGACCCGCCGTTGCTGGTGCCTGATGACGGCTTCTTGCTACCTATTCGCACCCAGCCCGGTGGCCTAAACTTTTTCCGTTCCGGCTCCCGCGAGACGATTACGCCGCTGAACACGGGTGCCAACATTCCTATTGGTCTGAACATGGAAGAACAGCGCCGCACCGCTATTCGCCAAGCGTTCTATGTTGACCAGATTCTGACTGCTGGCTCTCCGCAGATGACTGCGACAGAGGTGATTCAAAGGCAGGAAGAGCGCATGAGGGTCATTGGCCCCGTGCTGGGCAGGCTCATGAATGAGATGCTTCGCCCGCTGATTGACCGTGTGTTTGCGCTGATGTTGCGCAACGACATGCTGGCACCGGCACCTGAAATCCTCCAAGGTCGTGACATTGATATTGAGTATGTCTCACCGCTGGCACGAGCGCAGAAATCAAGCAGCCTGAACAACACCATGCGGGCGCTTGAGATTCTCCTGCCTCTGGCGCAGAGCTTGCCGGTTGGCGACCACATCGACCCTGATGGGTTAGTCCGCCACGTCACAGATTCACTTGGTGTCCCGAAAGCCACACTCAGGTCGCAGCGTGAAGTAAACGAAACTCGTGAAGCGCGAGCGCAAGCAGAGCAAGAGGCTATGCAGCGCCAGCGTGACCAAGAGGATGTTTACACAACAGCGCAGGCTGCACAGGCCGTGAGGATGGTTCAGTCGTGAAGGACATAGAAAAGCTAAAGCATATGTACAAAGAGACCTTTGAGACCGAGGGCGGTCAGAAGGTCTTGCGAGACTTGGAGGCCCGTGCGAATTGGAGGGCGTCCAGCTATGTGGCTGGCGATGCAAACGCCACCGCATTTGAAGAGGGCAAACGCGCTGTCCTGCTTCACATCCACAACATGATGACACAGGAGTAACAATGTCAGAGGAAGCTATCGAACAGGTAGCCCAGCCTGAAACTACACTGATGGAAACCCCAGCAGAGGTAGCACAGGGCGGGTCTGGTAACGAGTTCCTATCCACTATACCGGAGGATTTGCGTGACCACCCAAGCCTGGGGCCAATTAAGGATGTCGAGAACCTCGCTCGTTCTTATGTAAACGCACAAAGACTGATTGGCGCGGACAAACTGCCGATGCCAGTCAACCCAACAGCCGAAGACCTTGACAACATCTATAGCCGTCTTGGCCGTCCAGAAAGTGCGGATGGCTATGAAATTGCAGTTGATGGCAACATTGTGACCGAAGATGTTGCAAAGTCTTACGCTGATGTAGCGCATAATCTGCGCCTAACCCCAGACCAAGCTAACGGTGTGCTGGAATATTACCGCGCTATGGTTCAGGAGTCCGGGCAACTAAGCGAAGCAGCGGAAACGCAACAACGCGCAAGCACTGAAACAGCACTCCGCAAGGAGTGGGGCGACGAGTTTGATGTGCGCATCGAAGACGCGGGCAAGATTGCCAAGCAGTTTGGCAGCGGCGAGTTGCTTGAAATGCGTTTGGACGATGGGACAAAAGTGGGCAACCATCCTGACTTTATCAGGGCTTTTGCCAAGATGGCCGAGTTCCGTTCCAGCGTAACCAGCGAAGATACCGTCGCTGACAACGCCATTAGCAGCACAATGTCCCGCCGTGAGGCGCAAGCTGAAATTGAAAGCATTATGTCTTCGCCAGTCTACACTGACCGCAAGAATGTGGTCGGCAGACAGCAAGCCATTGACCGCGTTCAAGAGCTAATGGAAATGGTTCATGGATGACAAAACAGAGCTTAGGCTTGAATGTTTGCGCCTCGCACTTGAGTATGGTACTCAAAGAGACGTACTAAATCCCCACCTACTCGCAGATACATACTACGAGTGGGTGACGCAGGGTAGCGGGCAAGCCCGTCCTGCCGACAACCGGAAAGACGGTGGCCGCAAGCAGGCCCGAAAAGCCAGGAGTGTCCGCGAGGGTAGCACACCGCAACTTACTGTAAACGCAACTGTAGAGAAGGAGGTAGGCTAATGTCTACTCAAGTAACTACGGCATTTGTGCAACAGTATTCTGCAAACGTGCAGATGCTCTCACAGCAGATGGGTTCCCGTCTGCGTGACGCAGTACGCATTGAGAATGTTGTTGGTAAAAATGCCTTCATCGACCAAATCGGTCTGGCCACGGCGCAGCTTCGCACCTCCCGCCATGCCGACACTCCCCAGCTTGACACTCCGCATGAGCGGCGTCGTCTGAGCCTGGCTGACTACGAGTATGCTGACCTGATTGATGACCAGGACAAAATCCGCATGCTCATCGACCCGACTTCATCCTACGCACAAGCCGCAGCAGCAGCTATGGGTCGTGCAATGGATGACGTTGTTATCACCGCCGCTCTTGGCACAGCCTCCACTGGCGAAACCGGCAGCAGCACTGAGGCAGCGTTTAGCGCCTCTGACGACAACTACATCGTAAACGGCAACACCAACCTGACCCTCGCAAAGCTGCGTCAGGCCAAGGAACTGCTGGATGCCGGTGACGTTGACCCGTCGATTCCTCGTTACTTTGCCGCTGGCCCAAGCCAGATTCAGAATCTGCTGGCTGACACCACGGTAACTTCGAGCGACTTCAACACTGTAAAGGCTCTGGTACAGGGCGAACTCGACACCTTCATGGGCTTCAAGTTCATCATGACCAACCGCCTGAACACCACTGATGACGCAGAAACTGCTGCATCTGGTGACGTTCGCAAGTGTTTCGCTTGGGCCGAGGATGGCATTACTCTGGGTATTGGCAAGGATGTATCTGCCCGCATCGACGAGCGTTCCGACAAAGGTTACGCGACTCAGGTGTACTACTGCATGAGCATCGGCGCGGTACGCATGGAGAAGGCCAAAGTCGTTCAAGTCAACTGTGACGAAACCCCGGACTAAGAGGAGATTAACAAATGGCTAACGTAAACACTTCTCTTGTTTCCAACTTTGAGGCTAGCCCTCAAGTCATGAACGCATCGCATGAACTGCACGGTGTAAAGCGTGTAGCACAGGGAACCATCGCCCTTGCGGCTGGTGACCTGTCTGCATCCGACACTGTGATGCTTGCACCGGTTCCAACCAATGCTAGCATTACCAGCATCAAGCTGTTCAACGATGACCTTGACTCTGGGACCACCAACACTTGCGATGTCGGCATCTACAACACCGATGGTGTCGCTGTTGACGATGATGCGTATGCGTCGGCTATCACCGACCTTCGCGCTGCTGTCACCGTCGGCACTGAGGTTGCGTTTGAAGCCCGCGACATCAACGCAATGGGCCAGCAAGTTTGGGAAGATGCAGGCGCATCGTCTGACCCAGGCGGTTACTACTACATCGGACTCGTGTTCGATGGAGCCGGTGACACTGGCGGCGACCTCTCGTTCATCATCGAGTACGTCGTAAACTAACCAGTTAAGGGGGGCGGCTTGAAACCGCCCTCCTTTCACTCCTGCTCCGGGGGATAGATGGGTGGAGTACAACAGAGATTTCCGGTACGACCTCAAGGTGGGTCAAATGGCGGAAAGTTGGCTTGCTGACGTACTGCAAACCCGAACCATCGAAATAAAAAGAGACTTCAAAGCTTCACGAACCGGCAGAGTGTTTGTGGAGTTTTTTTCTAGGGGGAAGCCGTCAGGCATAGACACAACAGAGGCGGACTTCTGGGCGTTTATCATAGACGGCGAAACTGTGGTAATATTGCCAACAGCACGGCTCAAGGAGCTTGTGCAGGAAGCAAAGGACGAAGGCAAGATTTGGAAGGGCGGTGACTCTAACACGAGCCAAGGCGTCCTGATTGATTTGGAAAGGTTAGTAAAGTAATGCCCTCCGTAGTGGACATATGCAACGAAGCGATGCACCTGTTGGGCGCTGACACAATCACGTCCCTAACCGAAAACTCGAAAGAGGCGCGTTACTGTAATTCATCTTACGATGACAAGCGTGATGCTGTTCTTCGCGCTCACCCTTGGAATATTGCTGTGACCCGTGCGGCCCTCGCAAGAGACGCAACCGCCCCAGCGTTTGGGTTCTCTAGCCAGTTTACATTACCTACCAACCCATACTGTTTGCGGGTTCTATCCTTTTGGAACAAAAGTGTTGATAGCGAAGTATCCGCATACGACAGTCAAATATCCTTTAAGATTGAGGGCCGCAAAGTTATGACCAACGAGGACGAATGTAAGATTACTTACATTGGTCGGGTCATTGACACAGAACAGTATGACTCCTTGCTAGTAAGCGCCATAGCTTGCCGCATAGCAGCGGATGGCGCGTATCATCTAACTGGCAGCATGAATGTGGCTCAACAAATGCAAGCTTTGTATGAAACAAGATTAAGAGAGGCTCGTGGCATTGACGCGATGGAAGGCACACCAGACAAGATTATTGCTGATGACTTTGTGAACATAAGGCTCTAGGCATGGCCCGCGTTTCAACTATTGTCACAAATTTTCAGGCTGGTGAGCTATCCCCACGCCTTGAAGGCCGCATTGACCTACAGAAATACAGCAGTGGCGCTCAGAAGCTGGAAAACATGCTGGTGTTCCCGCAAGGCGGCATCACACGCAGACCGGGCACCAAGTACGCTGGCACGTCAAAAGACGGTGGCAAGGTCAGGCTTATACCGTTTGAGTTTAGCGACGAGCAAGCCTATGTCCTTGAATTTGGGGCAAACTATATCCGTTATTTCAAAGACGGTGGGATTCTAACCGAAGCCACCGAGACAATCAGCGGGGCAACACAGGCCAACCCTGTTGTGCTAACGATTACCGGCACCAGCTTGGTCAACGGCGACCGCATCTTTGTCAAAGACGTTGCTGGCATGACAGAGTTGAACAACCGTGAATTTACTGTTGCGAATAAGACAACAAACACGATTGAGCTTTCAGGCATCGATGGCACCGGCTTCACGGCTTATACCAGCGGCGGCACTGCTGGCAAGATTGTCGAAGACACAACGACGTACACAGAGGCGCAGGTCTTTGAGCTAAACTTTGTGCAGTCAGCGGATGTGTTGTACTTGGCCCATAAGGACCATGAGCCAGCCAAGCTAACCCGCACCACAGCTACCAGCTTTACGCTAACCGACATCGACTTTATTGATGGCCCGTGGCTTGACGAGAACACCACAGACACCACGATGTACTTTTCAGCAGAGACAGGCACCGTAACGGTTACTGCCTCTGCCCCCGTCTTTAGTTCCGATGACGTAGGCCGGTTTATTCGCACTCGTGAAATCCTTGAGATTGCGCATGACGAGTGGGCGGCGGGCACGAGCTATGTCAATAATGCTACTGTGCGTTATAACGGCCACGTCTATAGGCAAGTTACTGGGTCAACTGAAACGTCAGGCAACACACCGCCGGTTCACCTGACTGGCACAGAGACATACGGCAACATTGATTGGGAATACCGGCACGACGAGTTCGGCCATGTAAGGATTACCGCCTTTACCAGCGCTACTGTTGTCACGGCTGTTGTGCATGAAGACCAATATGGTAACGACACCCTGCCAGACAGTTCTGTAGGTTCTGGCAACGCCAACACCCGCTGGTCACTAGGCGCATTTGGCGGCGACCAAGGCTATCCACGCGCCGTAGCTTTCTACGAGGAGCGCCTATACTTTGCTGGCACAACAGGTCAGCCGCAGACCATCTTTGGCTCGAAGACGGCTGACTTTGAAAACATGACACCCGGCACGAATGACGACGATGCCATCAACATCACGATTGCATCTGGCCAGGTCAACGTTATCCGCCACATGATTCCGGGTCGCTTCCTGCAAATCATGACGACAAGTTCTGAATTTACGTTGTCAGGCGGAACAGGCACCCAGCCGGTCACGCCTACAAGCGTCAATGTTCTTCGTGAAACCACCTTTGGCTCTGGGGATGTGCGCCCGCTCCGCGCTGGCGCTAGCACCATCATGGTGCAAAAGGGGCTTGAGAAGGTCAAAGAAGTCACATTTGACTTGGACACTGACGGCTTGGTTGGCAGGGATTTGACCATCTTGGCGGAGCATCTGACACGCGGCGGCGTCACGGACATGGTGTGGCAGCAGGAGCCAGAGCTTGTGCTTTGGTTTGTTCACTCAGATGGAACTTTGGTTGGCTTGTCCTACGACCCGCAAAATCAGACGATTGGTTGGCACACTCACCCAATGGGCAACAGCGGGATTGTCGAGAGCATCACGGCCATCCCAAGTGGCGCAGAAGACCAAGTGTACCTCTCGGTCAAGCGCACCATTAACAGCGCAACAGTCCGCCACGTTGTCTTCATGGAAAACATTTATTTCGGCACCGACGTTGCTGATGCTTTCTATGTAGACTCTGGGCTCACATATGACAGCAGCGCCACCACCACCATTAGTGGCCTGAACCACCTCGAAGGCGAGACGGTGCAAATTCTGGCTGACGGCTCGGCGCATCCAGACAAGGTTGTAAGCGGCGGTGTGGTAACGCTGGACCGCAGCGCTAGCACAGTGCATGTCGGCTATTCCTACGATTCCAAGATGCAGACGCTACGCCTTGAAGCTGGTGCTGATGATGGCGTGTCACAGGGCAAGATTAAGCGTATTCACGGCGTAACTGTGCGGTTCATTGACACGGTTGGCGCAGAGGTCGGGCCGGATGAAAGCAATCTGGACCGTATCCCGTTCCGCGACAGCAGCATGGCAATGGATGAAGCTGTGCCAATGTTTGATGGAGACAAAGAGATTACGTTCCCGTCAGGGTACGACAATGATGCCAGAGTGTTCGTTAGGCAGACGCAACCATTGCCAATGACTATTCTGGCAGTGATGCGGAGGTCTAACACATTTGATGCTTAATATACGACCCTATACACATGATGATGTGTATGACATTGAACTAGACTACGAGTTTGGTCGAGCCTCACGGTCTGGCCTTCTGGGCCACAACGAAATAGTTGCCTATACGCTTCTTGATGACGACAAGGTTCTGGCAGTTGGCGGGGCGCATATTATGTGGTTTGGCGCAGGGGAAGGTTGGGTGCTGGTGTCACCGGATTGCCTCAGAACCCCGGCGTCCTTTGCCCGTTATGCAAAACGGCTGTTTGGTAGTATATTGCAAGATACTGATTTAAGGAGAGTGCAGGCCAGCATCCACGTTGACGACGACCGCGCGTACAGGTTTGCAGAATGGCTTGGCTTTGAGAACGAGGGCATCATGCGTAAGTACGGCGTAGACGGCGGCGATTACTACAGAATGGCGAGGGTACAGTAATGTCCGCAGAGATTGCAGCAGCAGCCGCGATAGCATCGGGTGTTATGGGCTTCAAGGGCAACCGCGCAGCAGCGCGGCAAGCCCGACAGGTTGCTGATTACAATGCCCAAGTCGAAGAGAACAACCTTGTCATTCTCCAACGCGCCCGCAGGGACCAAGAGCTTCAAGTCAGGCGGCAGGGGGAGCAACTTGTTGGAGCGCAGCGGGTTGCTGTAGGCGCAAGCGGCATACAAGAGCGCGGCACACCATTGAACATTTATGCCAACGCCTACTTTGGTATAGAGCGTGACGCGGCCCGGATTCAGTATGCCTCAAGTGTTGACGAAGTTCGGGCGGTTGCTGCTTCTCGCAAGGAAATCATGGAAGGTCGAGCCCGCGCCACAACCTATCAATACGCGGCTATGGGCTCTTTGCTTGGCGGCACAACGCAAGCAGTCAGCACTTACGGCCAACTCGGTGGGTTTGACACGACAGGAACAGACTAATGCCACAAATCCCTATTTATAATCGTGGGCAAGGCCCGACAGTGCAGATGACAACTGGCACTCTCGGCCCAAAACTGTCGTCCCAAGTTTTTGAAAGAGCCGCCGCAGCGCCTGGTGAGGTTGCTGCAAAGGCTCTCGGGGACATTGCCAAGGTAGCCGCTGACTTTGAGGTCAGAGAGCAAAAAGCAGAGCTTGAGGCTGCTGAACGCGACCTGATGAACAAGGCGGATGAGGCCGCAGACAGGTTTGTTTTTGAAAACAACGACGACAACTACCGCGCCTACGGCATCAATGCTGGCAATTTCAAGACCGACTGGCTGCAATCAAATGTGGACACATATGAGGGGCTGAACAGCCGCCAACGGGCCGCGCTGTCTAACAACATTGACCGCCGTATGCAGCTTAAACTGCAACCCGGCAAGGTAAATGCTTTCGGTCGCGGTCAGGCCCGCAAGACCGATGTCTTTAACAAGGCGGCAGAGATTCTTGTTAAGGAGATGGCCAACAGCCAAGACTCTCCCGACATGCTTGTCAAATACAACGAAGAGCTTGATGGCCTGTTTGAGTCGGCACGGGAGCAGGGGCTACAAGTCTCTTGGACCCCCGAGAGTGTCCGCTTTGAGGTGCAGCGTGAGGTTATAAGTGGCTTCATGCAGGACGAGACCAAACCGCTTTCGTTCTTTGAAGACCTAAAAGATGAAATCCTTAACGGCGAAGGCGGGTATGCTCAGAACACTTTGGATGAGCAGGAACGTCTTGCTGGCATGTTGTCCAGCCATATTAACGAGCTTGAGACAGTGGCTGTGGCTGACGCAACGGCAGCAGGCGCTAGTGCCTTGGCTGGACTGACAATAGAAACAAACTCCGCGAACAGGACAGTCGCCCTCAAGGACGGATTAGTAGCCGCAGAAAAGCTGCGCAACTTGGGCAAATTCGCCGCCGCTACAAAACTTGAAGTTGACTTGCGTAGCACTAATGCAGCGCTAAACGCATCTGACAACTTGATGTTTGCGCCAGAGGCGGACGTGCAGGCGTTTATGTCCAAGCAAAAGCAGTTCTTGGAAAGCGCACGACCCGAAGAAAGGATAAATGCGCTGGCTGAGTACCAAGCCATGCAAACTGCCATGGCCAAGAGAAAAGAGCTTATACAGGAAGACGCGGCCGGCTACGTCTATGACTCCTATTTCAGAAAATACAACCAAGCGCCCACACCTTCACAAATAGTGGAGCATCAGCGACAGCTTGGTGTGCAAGAGTCAATTATCCGGCCATTTACCAAGCTTCAGTTTACCGAGCTTTCCACGGGCATGGCTCAGGCTGACGCCTCTGGCAAGATGGATTTGATGGCGCAGTTCTTTGGTCAGTTTGAGGAGGGTGAGCAACGCAGTTTGGCTATGCGCGGAGCCCGCAACCTCGGGCTTACAGCCGCACAAAACATTGCCATGTCTAGGCCGGGTGACCCTCGTGCGCTTGACCTTCTGAACGCAGAAGGTGTGGACGACAAAGTTCTAAAGGCCAACTTAAAAGAAAAAGGTATAGACGCAACGAAGCTGGGGGACATAACTAGCGCTGTAGATAAGGAGTTGGAAGAGTACCAGAAGAGCATTGTTGGTGATGCTGCCTCTGGCTACCTAGACCAGACCAGCACATCTGGCCGCCTAAACAGTGTCTTTGAGCAGAAACAAGCTATTTACAAGCTGGCTCAAACCTATGTGGTGGCAGGGATGGACATAAGCCAAGCAGCCAAAAAAGCTGCCGGAGTCATTACAGAGCAATTTGTCTTTGAAGAGTCTGGTGATGGCGCTGTTCGCATCCCTGCGGCTCAGGCAGGAGCCAGCGCTGACATCATGTCCTTCCTAGACAGGAAGTTGCGCCAGCCAGGTTTCCTTGAGAACGAGTCTATTATTCCGGGCGATGCTGGTGTTGCAGAAGGCACCACCGATGAGGTTAGGGCCGGAATATTTGCATCACAGGTTAGGCAAAACGGTCGCTGGCACACAACAGACGACAACAAGGGCGCTGTCCTGCTTGATGACTTTGGCAACGTGGTCATGAAGAAGGTCAACATGTTCGGTGAGCGTGGCGAGTTCCCGGTGTACTACGACTTTGCTGACATCGAGGAGCGCATCCAATACGAGGCTGAATACTTTAGAGATGTGGTAGGCGGTGTGCAGGGTCTTATGGTAGCGCCCACAAGCCCAGACAGGGTTTTAGCCACCGGGGCTGAAATCAGACAGGAGCGGCCTGACTTAATAGGTGGGCTGCGGTAATGCTGGAAATCTACATCCCGCCACAGCAGGATAACCCCACACTGCGCCAGAATTACTTTGACTATTCAAAGTCAGGCACGATGGATGTGTTGGGTGCCACCTTCCAGCAGGCTTTCTATGAAAACCCTATGAACGCCGCACTGCGCTCAACGCAGCTTTTCTTTGGCGGCGACACGGGCCGAAAGCTGACCCCGCAAGAGTACCAAGAGAGCGAGTTCTTTCGGGAGGGCATCACAGTAGGAGAGGACGGCATCTACGAGGGTGCCGCTTCTATATTGGCTGAACGCTATGATGTGCGCTCCAAGCGGAAACTTATCCTGTCACGCTCCCGTGGTGGTGTGGGCCTTGGCGCAACACAGCTTGGTGTGGGCTTGGTCGCAAGCATGCTTGACCCATTAGCCGTTGGTGCTGCTTTCATACCCGGTGTGGCCGCTGCTCGTTTGGGCATGGCTGTTGCCCGGCCAGTCACTGCCAGCGGTAGATTTGCCAGAGGCGCTGTAGAGGGTGCCGTGGGAACGGCTGCGCTTGAGCCTATTGTCTATGGCGCTGCGCGGTACGAACAGGACGCAGACTACACGCTGGCTGACAGTATGCTTAACGTGGCCTTTGGCACTGTGCTTGGCGGCGGACTTCATGCTGTCGGCGGTGCAATCGGTGACGCAGTGTCACGCTCACGGCTCAAAACAAAGAAAGCTCTTTTACAGACGGCGGTAGCCCAACTTGCCGATGGCAGGAAGGTTGACGTTGAGCCGCTAATAAAAGCTGACTCGCAGTTGCGCAATGACCCGGCTTTCCGTGGCGCAAATGTCGTGGACGAAAGCATTGGCGAGACGCCTGATTTGGACATGCGCCCGAAGGGCAAGCGCATACCAGACGTGTTGCGTCCCCTACTTGTGCCTAGTGAGCGCCCCAAGAGCATCAGGGAGTTCATCAGAGGCATTGGTGGCATTAAAGGAGATGACCCGCTTGCTACCGACTTGCTTGAGCGCAGCGGCGGGGACAAGAGCCTGTTCCGCGCCAAGAGGGGCAAAGACAAGCAACCTTTGGACAGGGCCAGGGAGGCGGCAGAGGAGGCTGGCTATTTGCCAGAAGGCTCAACTGTTGATGACTTGCTGGAGCTTGTGGCGCGGGACACAAAGGAAACGCCGGTATACTCCCAGCGTGACGCAGACTTTGATGCGCGTCTGGAACAAGCCAGAGCAATCAACGACGAGCTTGAGAAGTACCGCATTGACCCCAAGGGCTACACCGACCAGCAAATCGGGCGACTTTTAGAGCAGCGGTCACGTCTTGATGAAGTGCCAGAAGATGTGCCGGACGGGCTGACGGAGGAAGAGTTTTACAGGCTGCGCAAGGAGCAGCAGGAAGACATTGGACGCAACCCTGACGTTGATGACTTTGTGGAGCGTATGCGCGAGGCTCAGGAGATTGAGGCCCGGTTTGACGACGAGCCACTTAAACGGCTGCAAGAAGAAAACGAACTGCTTGAGGAAGACATACGCTACCTTATAGACGATGAGTTGCTGGACGAAGCGGCGCAGGAACAAATCCAAGTCTTCAACCGCCTCACCGAAAAGGCCGAGGCTGGCTATGAGAAGGGGCTGCAAGCAGCGCAAATCTGTTTGACAGGGAAAGTATAATGCAAGCGTGTACCCAAGACATCATTGACGCAATGCGCCAGGCTGGCTTTGAGATTGACGAAGAAGAAGCAGCGGACATCCTTGGTGCTTTTGTGGATGACCTTGAGAAGCAGCAGGGCAAGATTTACTCACAATCCCAAGAAAATCAATTACTTGAGCGCAGACTGAAAATACATCAGCAGGCCAAGATTAGTGCTGCCATCCAAAAGCGTAACTTCCTGATTAACCAGAAACGTGCTGCATTGCTCAAGCAGGCCATTGACAACTATGAGGGGTCTGCTGACGACGCCTTGCTCGACATTCTTGTTGGCTCGGTAAAGAACTACAAGGGTGGCCGGATGAGCATCGACGCAAGGCGGCAGGGCATCCAGAACGACGGCGCTGGCCTGCTGCTTGCAGAGTTGCAGAAGAACGACCTTGTTGGCTTGTTCCAGTCCTCGCAGCTTGATGAGATGATTTACAAGGAACTATTCGACGGGTTTGGCACGTCGGGCAACGCAGAGGCACGGCAGATTGCAGAAGCTATCCAGCGTGTTCAGAAGAACCTCCTCGACCGCAAGAACAGGAACGGCGCGAATATTGGCGAGTTGGCAAGCTATGTTGTGCGCCAGCGGCATGACCCGAACCGCCTGCGCGATGCAGGGTTCGACCAATGGTACAACGACATCGTTCCTTTGCTGGACGTAGAAAAGACTTTTGACGGGGTGCGCGGTGGCGAAGCCGGGCGCAAGGCTTTCTTGCGTGAAGCCTACAACCACCTTGAGAGCGGCAACTTCCAGAAAACGTCGTCTGTGACTGGCGAAGACGGCAAGGTTGACCCACTGACCGCGTTCAAAGGCCCGGCCAACCTAGCCAAGAAACTCAGCGGCTCCCGTGTCCTGCACTTTAGGGACGGCAAATCCAGCTACCAGTACGCCAACAAATATTCTGGCAAGAACCTGATTACATCCGTGCTAGACGGTATATCCAATGACGCTCAGTCCATTGCGCTTATGGAGGTGCTTGGCACAAATCCAGAAGCCATGCTCGAGACTTTTATCCGCAACCGGCCCGACATTACGGACACGGGTGCGCGTCGACTGCGCAATGCCTTGAAGGAGCTTGATGGCACAACTCGCGCTGTTGGCGCTGCACAGACCAAGGTTCTTGGGGCAGACATGACCGCAGTGGCTGGGTCTCTTCGGGCTCTACAAAACATGTCAAAGCTGGGATTTGCCACAATTTCCTCATTCTCAGACATCGGGTCCAAGGCAACGTTGTTGCAGCGGGAAACAGGGCGTAGCTTCTTCGAGTCCTACAACGAAGCCATCCTTGATGTAATGCGCGGGTTTACAGACACGCAAAAGCGCGAGTTCTCGTATTACCTTGGCACGGGTGTTGACACGTTCCTCGGCAGCATACACTCGCGGTGGGCGGCAGATGACCAGTTGCCCGGTATGATGACCAAGGCACAACAAACCTATTTTAAGCTGAACGGCATGCAGTTTTGGAACAGCGCCCAGAAAGACGGCGTTGCCAAAATACTTGCAGCGGACTTGGCCAAGAACGTGGGCAAAAGGTTTGATGACTTGCCCATTGAGCTTCGCAAAACGCTTGAACTGTACGACATAAACGCGCAGGAACTGGCGTTGTTCCGTGGTGTAGACCGCCAAGGCCCGGACGGGCGCGAGTACGTATTCCCATCAATGGTGGATGAGATTGACGACGCCGCCTTGGATGCTGCGGCATCGGTGAGGTTCCAGCGGACAAACATAACACCAGAGATGCGACAGCAGTTTCGGGATGATTTGCGTACAAGGATTGCAGCTTACTACGCAGACAGTGCGGATGCGGCTGTGCCTACGCCCGGCGCACGGGAACGTGCCATCATGAACCAAGGCACAAAGCGCGGCACACCTGTCGGTGAAGCCATACGCATGTTTATGCAGTTCAAGTCATTCCCCATCACTTTTGTGACCAAGGGGTTACAGCGTCAGTATTATGGCCAGAAGGCTGTGGGCCGGTCCGGCGCAATAGGCATTGCGCAGCTTATGGTTGGGACGACAATCATGGGCTATATAGCAAATGCCACCAAAGATGTTCTCAAGGGGCGTGAGCCGCGAGAGGTGTTTAGCCGCGAGAGGGCGTTCAAAAGCTTCACAGAGGCGTTTGTCGCGGGTGGTGGCGCTGGCATTTACGGCGACTTCCTGTTTGGTGAATACAATCGCTATGGGCAGTCACTCACACAGACTCTCGCTGGCCCCACATTTGGCACAGCGGATGATATTGCCCGAATTTACGGCAACATGATGTCTGGCAACTTGGACAAAGCTGGCGAAAAGGCTGTTAATTTTTTCTTTAGGAACTTGCCTGGCGCAAACCTGTTTTACCTCAAGATGGGCATAGACTACATGTTCCTGCATGGCATCTCAGAAATGATGAATCCAGGCTACATGCGCCGCTTGGAAAGGCGTATTGAGCGAGAGACCGGCAGTGAGTTTTACCTTCCGCCGAGCGAGTTTGCTGTAGGCAGCTAGTTAAGGTATAAAGTACCCAAGGAGTGACGCATGACAGTCAGCAGCTCAACAACCAAGGTAAGCTACAGTGGTGACAACAGCACCACTGTTTTTGCTTATACTTTCAAAATCTTCGCAGACGCAGACCTGACGGTTATTGTGCGTACCGACGCGACTGGCGCTGAGTCAACCAAGACTCTGACGACAGACTACACTGTGTCGGGCGCTGGCAATGCGGGCGGTGGTGCCGTTACTATGGTTACTGCGCCTGCTAGCGGCGAGACCCTTGTCATCAAACGTAGTTTGACCCTGACACAATCCACTGATTATGTGGCCAACGACCCGTTCCCGGCCGCTGCCCACGAGGATGCCTTGGACCGGCTGACGTTCATCGCGCAGCAACAGCAAGAGGTGTTTGACCGCGCCGTCGTCTTTCCTGAGACGGACACCGCAAGCACGACAATCCCTGACTCCGTGACCCGTGCCAACAAGTTCCTTGGCTTTGGTGCAAGCGGAGAAGTCGCAGTTTTATCCAGCACAGGCACCGCCCCCGGCGCGATTGACACTGGCAACTTGGTAGATGGCGCAGTTACAACTGCAAAACTTGCATCTACCGCTGTAACCACAGCTAAAATTACAGACGATGCGGTTACACAGGCCAAGATTGCAGATGATGCGGTTGGGCAAGCACAGATTGCGGATGACGCGGTAGGTTCTGCCCAGATTGCGGATGACGCGGTAGGTTCTGCCCAGATTGCAGACAACGCTGTGGGCACAGCACAGATTGCTGATAGCGCCGTCACCGCTGCTAAACTCTCGTCAGATGCAGCATTTTCTGCTGGCATGTTGATGCCTTATGCGGGCACATCTGCCCCAACCGGGTGGCTGCTGGCATACGGTCAGGCAGTGTCTCGAACAACCTATGCCGACTTGTTTACTGCAATTAGCACGACCTACGGGTCTGGTGACGGCTCAACCACCTTCAACCTTCCAGACCTACGCGGCCGCACCATCGCCGGTCAGGACGATATGGGTGGCTCATCCGCCAACCGGCTGACAAATCAATCCGGCGGTTTGA